CGGCGAGAAGCGGAACGTTGAGGATAGGCGCCTGGTTGGCTGGACCAGGATCATGGTTCCTTCCGGTAGTAAGAATATATATATGCTCGGGAAGGCTCCCACTCGCCAACCCGAGGTACCTCGGAGACTTTACACCATGCCTCAACTAGAACTCACGATTCGGGGGTTTGTGAGGCCCCTAGGGCTTAGCTCACCCTTCGTTGCAACGGCAAAAGGACTCAGGTTATGCCTGTCTGATGGATGCAATTGCCCTGAGAGTCACAAAGAAGGTAACGTCCACAGCGATATCCGTCCCACATTTGCCTCTGATACTTAGTGCAGTATTTGAGAATCAGAGGATGGCTGTAGGCAAAGGTCCTCATTGGAGGGAGGGAGTCAAAGAAATTCTCGAGTTCAATTTGATCTTCCCTACTGACTCGAAACAAATCAGTCATTAACTGGCGATCAACCTCCTGGACTTGATCAATGCACAAATTCTGGGTGTGAGTGCGCCAATTTTCCGCTCCGAGAACCCATATCTCCTCCCAATCAAAGGTGCGACAACCGGTCCCAAAGCGTGGCTCAACGTCTGCCGTAGAACGGAGAAGCCACCGACCCAAAGACGCCAGGATAGGACAGCCCGGGTACTCCACCAGGAGCGCGAGTGCCGACGCTCTCTGCAGTGCCCGCAGCTTGTCCAACCCCGCGTCAAAGTACTGACATTTAAGGGTCCAGCTAGAACGAATAATCTTAGCAATGGGATCAGTCATGTTCCTTAAAGATGAAGGAGAGAAGATGTTACCACAAAAAGAAGCCGAGCAGACAGAAGAAGGATAGTCGATCTTCAAGTCCATGCCATAGGGCAAGAACGCAGTGGCGGACCAGCGCGCTTTTCCTGCTGTGTCACGGACTGCGAAAATGCCATCATCACCTTCAACAAAACCTCGGACCTGCACACCCGCTGTATGGGCATGAAAAAGGACTATCAGGAGGTTTGTTAAGCCGTTGCCCAATGAAGTTACCATGTCGCCGGTCATACGTCGAGCCTCCATAGTCAACCCAAAATGGGGGCATAAAACGGTCTGGGGACCCGTAAGAACCCTCTTCATCACCTGACAGATCTCCCGGGCGACAGGACTAGCAGAACTCAGATATTCGTAAACCGTAAATTCGATCGTTTTCATGACCTCCTCATTAATATGAGCTTCGAAAGAGGAGTGATCCGTTGCTATCAAAAAGTCATGAGGCCAGGCCTCTAGCTCTTGTAAAACCCTAGGCCTGTCAGAAACGGGAACATGCTTGATAAACCATTTCTGACCTCCCTCCTGGACGGCCTCATAAACCCCATGCTCCATAGCGTGAACCAAAGGCCCCCAGAAGATCTTGCACGCATCTCCACGGGGAAGAATCCAACGGGCATGCTTGGGCTCGGGATATTCATCACGCTTGATGAAAGCATCAACACGGGTATCGGGCCGACCTGGTCGAGTATCTAAAGAAGGAAGGAGGGCGCCTGCTCGGGTCCTCTTAATGCGCAGATCACGGAGTTGCTGTTTCTTGGCTCCGGTATATGAAGCATGCTCAATCCAATACTCAAAAGCAGCTTCATAATCCCAATCAACAGGCAAACGAT